AGTTAACTTACAATAATTTAGTATTGATTAGAATTGAATAATCAATTTAACGTCTTCAATTTGGTCAGACGCTCTAGAGATTGGCACACGATTTTCAACATAAATGATATCGCCAGAATATGGACGCAATCCAGGAGTTTCAATTGCAGAAATTGTACCTGTAGCACCAGATGAACCACCTGATACTGAAGCACCAGAAGCGAATACATTGTTCAATGGTTGTGTAACATACATGATGCTGTTTGTGTTATCCCACTCAACAACGGTTGCTGTGTTGGAACCACTTGTAACAGTTTCGTCAAGGTCAAATGGTCCGCCAGAAACGCCAGTCAATGTATACTTGAATGTCTGACGATATGATGTTGCAACCGCACGTGTTGTTGTGCCATATGTGTATGGGTCACGAACGATACCTACTTGACGGAATTCGTTAGCAGTTGACAGTGTGTTAGACTCGTTGCCGTCCAAACGAACGTTTAACATGATGTACTTACCACCAAGTTCTTCAACGGCGTTAGCACCATGACCACCCTTTGGAGAGATGATTGGTGTAGCGGCAGCGGCACCAGTGGAGAATGACGCTGTTGCGTATGTGTAGCCTGAACCTGGATTTGTGATTGTTACCTTTGTAACTGCGCCACCAGAGATTGTGCAGTTAGCCGTAGCGCCAGTACCGTCACCAGAAATTGTGACTGAAGGTGCTGAGCCATAGCCAGAACCGCCTGAAGTAACTTTAACAAAGTTAATAGCGCCATCAACAGCGGCTGCCTGAACGTCCCACTGGTCCGTACCATCGTCACCAGACAATGTTTGAACTGGAATATAGTCGTTTGTCAAAAACTTCAAAGCCTTGGCAGTTGTAACTGTGTACATATACTTCCAAATATAGCCGTCAGCAGTTTCGAATGTAGATGTTGAAACACCTGTTGGCTTTGTTGTAGATGCAACTGCGCCATTGTTAGAAATACACTTGTAAACGTTGTAGTCTTCTGTCATAACGTAGAAGTCATCTTCTAACAAGTTTGTGTCTGTGTGGTCATACTGGTCATAAACTGTACCAGAAGTCCAGTCATAACGTGGAACTGCGTGTGTAACGTCAGCAGTAGTGATACGCTTTGCGCCGTACATATCACGCCATGGTGTAAACTCAATGTTTGCAGTAGAGTTTACGGGTGTTGGTGGTGCGTTGTCATCAGGGAATGCCGTATTCTTACCGATGAACAAATACATGATTGTGTTAGAAGATTCAGAAAACGCTTCGGCAAATTGCTCTGCGTTGTGAACTCTAAACTTGCTTGTAACGATTGATGCCATTAGTTTCTCCTTTGGTATACTTTAATGAGAGTTTGTCTTCATTCACTTATTTATAAATTTTTTACGTCAATTTATTTGTTTGTGTGCAAAAACATTGGTATATGCTGTTGCAGGGTGTCTGTCTGCCAAAATTGTTGTGTTGTTTACCACTGAACCAACTTTGAAATATTCCGTATTATTTACCGCAATTACATCTAAAACGTCAAAATCTGTTGTAAATTGGGTACCTGTTCCAGAAACAATGTGTACACTACCATCTACTGAGTAGGTATCCAAGATTTCAATTGGTGTTTGTGACGCAAACGAAATTGTCTGGTCTCCAATCACCACTGAAGTATTTGATACACTACCTGTAATCTTTTGATATTTAATCGTTTCTGATTCCGCACGTGGCGATGTTCTGTAGTATGTCTCAAATGTTGAATCTTTCAGAGTTTGAGAGCCACTTACATAAACTGCATCTGCGGTCAAGTCATTGAACGTCAATGAATTGATTTCATCTAGTTTAACTTCATACAGTTGCGTTGGATGTGCGTATCCAAAAGATTGCTGTGAAACAACAATTTCTGTTCTAAACACATCGGTGCTATCTCTTCCACCTTCAGCCTGTCCGCTAGGTAGTGGGCTTGGGCTTGCGAGAATAGTTTTTCCAGGAATAATATCGTAGAACTCTTCAAATCTAATGCTGGAAGCGTTTGCAATACTATTTGATGAATACGCATCAATTTCCGACAATGTTGTATCATCAAAAATTCTGTAGTCAAATCCTTGTGCATAGTATTTATTGACATGCTCGGCAGCCACTGGTAAAGATGATACGGATGCATCTTCGGTAGTGTCAAATTTCTTAATAACTTCACTATAAGTCTTTTGAGTGACTTTGAAGTATGAATTAAATGTGCTGTCTTTATATTCGCCAGATTGACCTAGGTAGGATTCATATTCAGCAACATCGATGAACGATTTTGAACCAACATCACCCAAAGTTGCGTCTTGCATTAGTGTTGAATACATGTCAGATACCGCAGGAATATGCGATAGGTGAAGAACGTATTCGCCTCTAAAGATATCAGTAGATTCTTTTCCACCTTCCGACTGTCCTGTGACTAGTGGAGATGGTGAAGCCTTAATTGTAATGTCTGGCGTAATTTGATAGAATTGCTCAAATCGAGTTAAACTTCTATCAGATAATGCCTCAGAAGCAAACTCTGATAAGTTTGTTTCTCCGATTGTTGAGTATCTAAATCCACTTGCCTCATACTGCACAACAAGTTCTGTGTATGTGTTATCAACAATTGTTTCTGTAATAACTGGAACAAGAATCTTCGAAAATGTAGTTTCTGCCTGAGGTGCAGTTCTGAAATAGTTTTGGAATGATGAATTTGCGTAAACAAGCCCAGATTCATCATACAAAGATTGTGGATATGAACTATTAAATGTTGCACCAAAAGAGTCTAGAATGATGCTCTCACCCAATAGAATACCATATGCGCTAACAATTCCTTCGGCGCTTTGGAATTTCTGTGGTGCAACAGAAGAGAATGTTACGACTGTATCGGTGACAGATGGCTCTGGCGATACAATAACTCTTAACTCTCTATGGGCTTCAGTAGAAATGTCAAATGACATTAGAATTGGAATCTCACGGTCCAACTCAATATCATTTGTTGAAATAGACTCTGATACCTGATATGGCTCAATACTAATAGATGCATCCAACAGTGTGAAAATTTCAATATTGAATTCTCTATGGAAGATATCTGTAGGTTCTTCACCACCTTCAGCCTGACCAGAAATCAGAGGTGATGTTGTCATAGGAATTGTTAAACTATCTACTGTGCTATAGTATTGTTCAAATCTATTATCAGCAATAGTTGAAATTTGGTCATTTCCAAATGTAGCCAAACTTACACTATCAATGATAGTATATCTAAATCCACGTGAATAGTATGTGTTAACATGCTCTACATCAACTGGCAATGAAGATACTGATGCGTCCGATGATGCTGGAATTTGTTTAACAAGTTCAGTTGTTGTTTTAGGTGTAGTTTTAAATTCGCTTTCAAACGTCACATTTTCATATGTGCTTGATTCACCAAGATATAAAGACTTGATAGTAATGTCATCGAATGACATTGAGCCAATATCTGCAATACGTGTATCACCCATTCTGAAAGTATTCATTTCAGATGGAGTAGGTTCAAAACGAATTACATATTCACCTCTAAAGATATCAGTAGATTCGCTGCCACCTTCTGCTTGTCCAGAAATGAGTGGCGATGGAAATACCGGAACGGTTAGCGAATCGATTGTATCAAAATACTGTTCAAATCTATTTTCAGAAACAGTTAAAATTTGTGTAGATGACCAATCTGAAATAGGTCTATCATCATTTGTTCTATGCTCAAATCCGTGCAATGGAACATGAAGAATATATTCTTCTGCTTTGTTTACACTTGCTACGTTTGCATTGTCTGGGAAATTATCAGAAATAGTCCAATAAGAATTTCTTAGTGGATATTCACGATACGTATCACTAAATCTTGTATTTGCAAGTTCAGAAATTGTAGTGCCGCTAATGTCATCATACAATCCACTTTGACCAAGTGTTGCATCAAGCCATCGAGCATTACTGTATCCGTCTTGGTTTATAGACTCGGATACAATTAACTTTTGCGCTGGTGCGCCAATGACAGAAATTGCGGTATCAAGAATCGGCGCAATTTGAATGATGTATTCTCTAATATCAAATTCGCCAAGTCTAGATTGTACGTCAGTGATTTCAGTAGTGTCGTTACCTTCAGGAACAAGTTTAATAACATATTCTTGAACCTCAGGTTTTGTAACTGATGTGTCAATAACACTAGGTTCAACTTTAATAGACCAACTGATACGTGAATATTCATACTCAGCACCAACAGTAAATGCGCTAAGAATTTGAACCATGACACGTTCGAATTCACGTAGAACTTCAATGTCAGTAACAATATCTGGCGTAACGTCAATAACGTCACGAATAAGAATTTCACCAAACAACTGTAAGCCAGCAGGGTGAATAATTTTCTTCAGCGATTCTCTGTAGAATTCAAAGCCAAGACCAGACTTAATAACATATGAGAAGTCTTGGTAGAAGTATGAGTCTTGAATATATTTGTAATCAATTTTACCATCATCGTCAATCCAAGTGCCTTCTCTTGTAGCAAGACCAGAAATGATTGGAGTTAAGTTGGCGTTACCATCACCTGTAGCAGATGCATTTGCGGTTGCTGTAGTGTAGTCGATACCAAAGTTGGTAATCTCAAGCGCACGAATAGAACCAATACCAGCAATGTTGTTTGCTACGTCAACAGAAATTTCTGCACTTGTTCCTTGAATTCCTGTAGCAATCAGGTTTGCGCCAGAACCAGTTGTAGTGTTTACTGTGATTGTTGGCAATGATGCGTTTGTATATGCAGTACCAAAATTTGTTAGTTCAATACGTGCAATTGGTCCTAGAACATTCCAGTCTTCGTTCTTAAGAATATCTTCATACGAACCATCTACAATCATTCTCTGTCCGTCTTCGAACAAGAAATCGTATGTTGTAGTTTCTTCAACTGCCGCAACAATACCTGCGGCGGCTCCACCAGAGCCTCCAGTGAATACTAGTGAGTTACCAACACCATAATTTGTACCAGTGTTGGCAATTGTAATTAGATTTGGTGTAAGAAGACCCAACGATGCAATTGTTGTGTCTTGTAGTGTGATAGAAGGTGTTTTAAAATAGTTCTCACCTCTGCTAATAACAGAAACTTGAGAAATTTCACCAACTGTGTATGAATTGTTTCCACTAGTTACTGTATAAGTCTTGTCAATACCAGTAACTTTGACAATAAGACCCGAACCACCAGTTCCAGTATTGTCAATTGTAGCAAGAGTGTTTAGTCTGTATCCATAACCAGTGGCATCAACAGACAGGGCAGAAATTGGAGATTCTTTAATTGAAGATACTCTTGCGGCTGCCGATACACCATCACCAGAGATTGCAATTTCATCGCCTAGTGCATATCCTGAACCACCATCAACAATTGTAAATCCAGAAACAATACCATAAGTGGTTGCATTTAAATTTTCATCATCGGTAGCAGTAATAGTTTCACCACCAATGAAGGCGCCGGATACAAGTTTTAATGTAAATTCAGCAATTTCGGATGAGCCAATGAAGAACTTTTTAATGTCAACAACGTTAGCCAAGAAGCCTGATGTTTGACCCTCAATAGTTTTATTCAGAAAATCAAATACGTTTCTTTCATACTGAACGCCTAATGCATTGGTTCCATATGCCGATGCCGTAACACGAATGATTTGTGTCTTTTCGTAGTTACCATCGGATACACGTAGAAGGTCTTCACCTGGATAATAGAAGTCAATTTCTTCATTAAACATCAATCTAAACAAGAATCGATATGATTCTTCGTTAGACTTAGACTGGAAGAAATCTTTGAATTTATTTGCAATTAAACGCTTATCTCCATAGTAGTCCAATGGAATACTAGGATATAATTCATCACTTAGATATACAACATAATCATCAATTGAATTGTTGATTGTTCGATAGTCTAATACGTTACCCGACTTTCGAACCACATTATCTTTGATGCGAGAAATTGTAGCGACTGCGGCACTAGTCTGACCTGTGAAAGTTTCGTTTTGTAATGCTGGACGAGTGCCAGTAATTTTCAAAACTAAGTAGTCTACACCAACTTCAGTAATAACGCCTTTGAAACCGCTATCATCACCAATAACAGTTTCGCCTCTTTGAAATGTTCCAGTTAAACCAGTAAATTCAATTTTAGAAGACTGTAGCCATTCATAGTATGCCTTAATGAACAGCAAAAATCTTTCCGAGTCGGATGCAATATCCGCACTCAGTAAAGATTCTAGGTTTAATGATGGATTATATGAAGAAGATGCCATTTTATCTATTTGTTAGACTGATTGTATTATCATCAACAAGAGTAACATCAATGTCAGTATCACGAATTTGAATAATTTGATTTCTTAAAGGCAAAATGTCTTTGTCTTTAGGATACGCAGTAACTTGTAATGTAACACCACCAGCAGTAAATGCAGTTGGCGCAAAGTTTGTCAATATAATTTTACCTGTAGCGTAGTCTACTGTGCCAGCGTTGATAGAAACACCTACGTTTCCGCTACGTGTTTCACGGTAGATACGAATGATACCATCATTTTCTTCTAAGCGACAATTTTCAAAACCGGCAAATGTAAATGAGTTTGATGTAATTTGATTTCCAACACCATATGGTTGTGATGCAGGGCGTCCACGTGTAGAGTCATTGATATAGTTTGAGAAATTAATTTCATATCGTGTTGGTACACCCAACTGAACGTCAACTTCTTTACGCATTCTAATAAACATGTCATTGTTTAAAATAGAACGCTCCGCCATATCAATTAAACGTGACAATTTTGAGAATCTGAAATATTTAGAGAATGCAGAAATGTCATCAGCATTATATTGTGTAATGACACCATTCACCAACGCTTTAATAGCAGATGGAGACAATATGGTTTTCTTTGAATCGTATTTGACTTCACTATTCACTAACAAGTAAATATATTCAGGGTCAACAATTTCAGTCGTAACAGTCAAAATTTTCTTTGGATTAATAACACCACGAATCAAGTTATCTTTCTCGGTGGCAGTCAAAACTGAACCGGTTACTGGCTTGACTGCAATGAATACTTTACCATATGCTGGAGGGTCATTATCTTCACCACCCCAAACAGCAACAGAATCTACAGTTGCTTGCTGTAGCATAAGTGCTGTATAATCTTCTACAGTAACGGCACGATTTTGTGCTTCGTATGCCTTTGGTGCATTGAATTTAATTGCAGAAACCGATTCTCTATCATTACCACCAGCAGATGCGTCAGTAGCAGTAAATGCAATTGTAGTGACACCGGAAATAGAATCTGAATATGATAGATTCAACAAATTATTTCCTGCTGTTCCGCTAGAAACAATGTAATCGATGATAACAATATTACCTGTACCTAATGCTACACCGAAGTTTCCATCTCCAAATTTAATTTCAAATTGTCCATTCTCAACTTCCTCTAAGAAGAAAACTTGAGAAATGTTAGTCACTTCAACAATGTTATCAGGTTTTGTAAATGTTCTTGTTGTACTATCTGTGGCAGAGTTTAAAACACGAACTGTGATTGTTGAAGTATCGCAATTTGTATTTGGAATTAAAAATCTCTGTTCAATATCACCAGAAACAACATAGCGTCTAGAAATAAGTTTACCTTCAACCAAAGTTGCGGCAATTTCATAATCCTCAACAGAGTATACTGTATATGATTGTGTCGTTAAAAAATTGTAAGATACTCCATCAACCACGCCCTTGAATTCGGTGTATTGAGGAATTACTAAAGATGCTGGAGAACCTGTTGGTGTTACTGCAAGTGTTCCCGAAATCGTTGCGCCAGTGACTGACCTTGGCGTGTAGTTTAAAGATTTCGCTAAGTTAACTACTGAATTGCGCTTTTGTGCAGTTGCCAAGAAAGATTCTGAAGCAACCATGTTCAAATAGAACGCATTGTAGTATGTGTTGTACGCAAGAAGGTCTAAAAGAACGGACAGACCAGACCCTTCAAAGTTATAGTCTTTGAATTGGTCTTGTGCTGATAAGTATGATTTTAAATTTGCTTTAATTGCATCAAAATTTAATTCATCAACCTTTAAATTGTTGTCTGCCGCCATTACGCAGTCCTCTTAATTGTTGTTGTTAGCGATGAAACTGAGTTGGTGTTTTTTATTCTATATGTGATAGTAAGTTTCACGCCATTATCTGAAAATTCTGGTTTGATTTCAATCACGCTGACACGCTTTTCAAATGTGTTGATAGCAGTTGCCAAACTTTCTTTCATATTGTGTGCGGTAAATACGTCTTGGTTTGAAAACAAAAACGCATCCATATTTGTTCCATACTCAGGATAAAAAGGCTTACTACCTTTTTTCGTTCTAATCAAGTTAGAGATTGACCTTTTGATTGCTGTGTCGTTTGTGACAGGGCGCACATCACCAGACACCGGATGTGGTGTAAAGTCTAGCGGTAAATCTGAGAAAAAGTTAATAGTAGCCATTTTTTTCTTTTATTTATCCAGTTTGTTCTGCCGTTTTTGAGTCTTGAATTTCTTTTCTACGCTCTTTAGCGGCTTTTGTTAGTTCGGCAAGTGCTTTTCTTGCACGTGTACCGGCTGCCTTGTTGCCCTTTGCCTCAAATTTTTCATTCTCAGAGACATAAGTTTCAAATAAATTTACAAGTGTTGCATGATTTGACATGGTAATAATCCTTTAAAAAGTTGACAAATGGGTTGACAATGTGTTACATTACAGTGTAGCCTATGATTAAGCCTAATAGGATTAAACCTCCGGTACCGGAAGTTCCTTAGCAGTTTCAATCTCACTGTACAACGTAGTTGGTGTCCAAGTATGCGATGAATCTTTAAGTGTCAAAGTGTTTGCGCTTAAAGTCATTGTATTTGTAGCGGTGATAGACACATTCGATGAATCGATTGTAATGTTTCCATTTGTGTCCATCGTAATCTTGGAGCCAGTCTTGTGTTGAATTGTGATATGACCGTTTGCTTCTGTAGCAGACTGTTTTACGATTTCAATAATATTGTTTCCAAACTCCCAGCAAATTGTATTGCTTGAGTTGTTCGCCGTATGCACACGATTAAAGTTGCGTGTGTTTACGATTGCATCACTAAATTGCAATTCTGATGTTTCGGGAATAGAAGGATAGTATCCTAGTATAGCAGGTTCTTGTGCTGAAGTCGAATCTATGAAGAATCCAAAAACCCAATCGCCACTTTGTAGCGGCGCATAAAGATTAGGTGTTGACAGCGAATGAATTGAAGTTGCCCAAGGCAAGTCTTCAGTTGGAACAAGACCAGTATTCTTCGCTGGATGATATCCAAAGATTCTAACTTTACATCTACCAAGCGTCAATGGGTCAGCAATGTCTTCAACAATACCAACCCACCAGATAAATCCGTCTTGACCTAAAAAATTTCTCATTTGTTTTTAAAATACTGAATTCTACGTTCTTGACTAGCAACCCATTCGTCCGATGGTTTGCCTTCGCCTTTGTAGTACGCAAGAGGTCTGCCTGTCTTCTTTGACACCAAAGCCCACTTTCCGTCTACTTGTTTTAATACTTCATCGATTGATTCTGCACCATACACATCTTCTTCCCAATCTTCTTGTGAGACTGTAGTGCCTTTTACAAAGTCTTTGAATCTTCTCATATCTTGTCCAACTCTGAAGTGTCTAATGTTCCTGGTGGCGTGTTGTCACGAATCCAAATCAGCAATTGCTTCTTCAATTCGATTTCTTTCTTTGCTGGTTTTCCTGGCTCTTTCATCACCAAATACTTGAAGTCTTTGATAACAGGATTGCCACGTGCATCACGATACTCTTTTCCAGTACGTGGGTCTACGATGTAAATTGTATTCTGTGGATTATTTAGGATGATGTAAACACCGCCGTCAACTTCTCTTGGAAGTCCAGTGTTGATTAGATTGTAGACGGTCTGTGCGGCACCTTTGTGTGTTGCCAATAAAATATCTTCTGGCACAACTCTGCTACGTGACTTGTTATTTTTAATTGCGATTTCGTAGTTTGTCAAAACCCAAGTCAAATGAATGTTCTTCGTATCGTAACCTGCTTTAATAAGCAACGGAATTGTTTTCTCTAAGTCTTCAACGTCTTTGAATGTGCTATCAAATAGAATGTTTGGCAACTGTGACTTAGATGCGCCTTCAAGCATGAGGTCTAGCGTCTTATCTTTTGCGCCAGTCGCACGAACCAATACGTGTAATAAATACACATGTGTCGGTGTCTTCAAATTCAACTGAGACAACTTCAAACCTTTGTCGATAATTTCTCTTTGAATCAAGTCTTTATCACGTTCGCTGATATTTGACCCGTACTTGGCAAGCAAGTCGTCAACTGTAAACTTGTTCATTTCATCAAGTTTCTGAAAAGCAATTTTCAATTCGTCAACGTCACGAATCTTAAACTCTTCGCCTTGCATGAAATGCTTGATAGCAAAACCTTTACCAGACCCTGCACCGCCAGCAAGAAAAACAATCTGACCATAACGTTTGCCGTTATTGTACAGAATCTGTTTTTCGACCAGTTCGCTTGCACGATAGTCTTTCAGATGAATGTATTCTGAGAATGATAGTTTCATGGTTCTCTCTTATTGCCTAATACTTGTCTGTTGTATTCTTCTTTGAGGTCATCAAATTCCGTGCCTAATGGAATGACTGCACCGGTATCAAAATTAAATGGTGACGAACCTCTACTCATATTCAAAGTCTTTACATACTTATCATCTCTTAAAATATGAATAGTTGAGGTCACTAGATACTTTCCCGAATAGATTGGGTCGAGTTCTGGAAAAGCACTTGTTGGATTTGTTTGTACTGATACTGCGCTTGGTGTTGCAAATCTTACCACGTTACCTACAGAGATACCATTTGTACCACCTTGAATGTCAACTTCAATTTTCATCATTGTTTTTGATAACTGACCATAGATATGATTCTTCATCCAATCTTCTCTAGGTACAGAATCATTGATTGATTTCATAATGACTTTTCTGCCTGGAGTTTGATTCTCGGCGTCATTATAGATGTTGAACATGTTGTTCGTTGCTAACAGTTTATTCGGATAAAAATCGTTTGTTTCTTGTTCGCCATTAGCGTAACTTAATTTTTTTCTAGAATAACTATGCGTCAACGGATTCATAACGTCAATACGTGAATTATAGAATCCTAGCATCATGCCTGGCAAATGATTGAAGTTTTCTAATCGTGTGTATCTACTTGCACGAATTGTTTTACTTTCAATCGTTGCGTTTAGTTTTGGCATGAAATGAATTGTTTTGATACCTTCAGTTTCAGCATCAGATATTAATTTTTCAACGCTACCAAAATAGTGTGATGATGTGAATGGCATACCATTAGAGTAGTTACCAAACAACGGAACAAAACGTTCAAAGAAAACATAGTATTTGTCTTTTGCACATGCTCTCTGTGCCAATGCATCAATTGCTTTATGTGCTGAAAGTCCGGTTGCAATGTATGGTTTTTCTAATGTAATTTTTGGGTCTTCGATAAACAAGTCGTTTTTGCTCATTTGCTTAAACAGATATATTACCGCTTCAGCAATGCCTGTTTTAGAAAAACTTTTGAAGATGTTTGTTTTTAATGATTCGACATAAGACCTAGATGAAAAAATCAAATCAAATCTGTTTGGTCCTACAGCGGCAATAACATCATTACGTGATACTTTATGCACCACTAAATCTTCACGCCAAATTAAAATGTCTTTTGTGTCTGGTCTAGCAACTTTAATTGATAGAATTTCTCCACCGTGAATAGCAAACTTTTCTAAGCCACCTTCAGTGTCGTTGATTGTTACGTAACCTGTAATTGAAGGCGCAAAAATATTTTCTTCAGCAACAAACCCACCATAATAAGGAATCAAATCAATTTCTCGCCCACCATTAGTTCTGAGAGACAATTTAAGAATCTCAACTTTACTACCAACTAGGTTTGGTGATTGATAGTCTGCTTGAATGTTTATTCCATCATTGACAGCATTTGTCGAACCAGAAAATCCAGCACTCGATATTTCATTCAATAATGTTCTTACTGTTTGCATTTTTATCTAACTGGACTGATAAGCAAAGATTTTACTTCAGATTGAATTGCACCAGCCAATGCTGGAGAAACAACTCTAATCTTTGACTTATTGATGTTCATTCTGTTTTCCCATTCGTAAACTGTTTCAATGGGACCTTGTTCGCTTGCTGACAACGCACTATGACTAGTTTCGTCAATGATGTTTCTTTGTTTGTCATAGTAATATTTTGCATCTGAGGTTGCGGCACTAATGCTACCATACTTGTCGATGATATATTGATGAAACTGCTCTGAGGACTTAGGCCATTCATCGTAAATGTTATGAATGTCGTTTGCCATAAGAATTAGCCAGTCTAATTTTGGGTCACCATATACTTTGTAGGCAACGTTATCTGGACGCTCACCATCTTTCACAATGTATGGCTGATAGTTGATACCACGAAAGTTTCGAATAAAATCTTTAACTTTTAAAGTTGTGGTAATGTCGATTGCTTTGACTTTATCAAAGTCATTTAAAGCAAACGATACTTTTGGGTATAGGCTGAATAGGCTCATTAGAGAATCACCGTTCCTCTGTTGTATTCTTCTGTTGCTCTTGCGGCAGTAATCAATGTAGATTCTCTCAGAGAAATTGTAAAGTTAACATCGGTTGGAAAATACTGTGTTGCGCTTGCACCATCAAAGAAAGTCATTTTGTTCTGAGAACCGTAATCAACTGAAACCGACTCAATCATACAAAAGTCGGATGCAAACAGTGTAGCAATTTCATCTTGACTGTAGAGAATAATTTCAAATTTGCACATGTCTGGATAGCCGAACGTGAATACAGAGTTGCTTAAAGAAATCAATTGATTAACGTCAGTCTCAGTCCAGTATTCTGTCTGATTCATTTGCCATTGCTGTTTAGCCGCTTCGTATTCTGCATCGCTCTGAAAATCATCACGCTTTGGTTCTGGTGGTGTAGATTCCTCAAGCACCGATGTGTTGAACGTTCCTCTACCACCTTCAGAAGCATCAGAAATTTGTGCGTTACTGTCTGCGGCACGTGGTGACGATGCTACTCTGAACGATGAAATAATAGAAAGCATGTTTTCTGCTTCTACCGCATCAGTGGGTTTCATGTTGAAAGGCAATTGAAAACGTCTGAACGAAGGACCGTTGTAAATCAATTGCTGAAAGTTGTTTAATAATTTTCTTTGCAAGAACTCAATCTGCGCTTTACCTGATTGTCCTGCACTTGTCGCATAACCTGTAGCACCTGCAACTGCACCAATAATTTGCTTTTGAATTGATGTGATTAGTCCATCACCCATTCTACCGATTGTAGAAGAGATTGAATCGCTTGCATTAAACAGTCCGCCTGTACCAGTCGCTGGAGAACCAAAGATGCCTTGCGCTTCTGAGTATCCATTAATCAGGGATGTGTTGAACGAGCCTGGCATACGGATATAAATATAAGGCGCAGACCCACCTGACAGTTCCTGTCCAGTGGCATCATAAAACGTGAATTTTGCCATAGGTATCACAAAGTCTCGGTTTGCAAAATCCGAGCCAAAAGTTACTGTTCCACTACTTGGGTAGTTGTGTGTACCTTTGTAGATACCAAAAAGTGCGTCTGACATTTATTACTCCTATTTGAGGTCTACACTATTTATGTCTTACAAAGGTCGATTTAAGCCAGTTAACTACAAAAAGTACAAAGGCGACCCAACAAATATCATATATCGCAGTTTACTTGAACGCAGATTCATGGTTTATTGCGATACACATCCAGCAATTTTAGAATGGTCATCTGAAGAGATTGTTGTTCCATATGTTTCACCGCTTGACAATCGATATCATCGATATTTTGTAGACTTCTACATGAAGTACAAAGACAAGTATGGTAATGTAAAAAGTGCGCTAATTGAGATTAAACCGCATAGTCAAACTGAACCTCCAAAGAAAAAAGAAACACCAAAGGGTAAACCTACTCGTAGGTTTCTCAATGAAGTTGCTACGTATTCAGTTAATCAGGCAAAGTGGAAAGCGGCAACTGAGTATGCAAAAGACAGAAATTGGGAATTTAAAATCATA